TAAAGCAGAAGCTGTAATATCAAAAACTGCATCAACTGCAGATGAAAGCATCGAAAGTCTTACTGGTGCTATTGAAGATATTGTAGATGATGTTGGTGAAGTAATCTTTGAAGCGCGGCGAAAATGCATTTGATGCGCCACCAATAACTGCAAAAATTGCTTCGGCTGCAAAAGTTGGGAAAGCCGCTGCTGCACGAGTTAGCTCTGTGCCACCAAGTGTATCTTCCAAAGCTGCTAGTGCAGCAAAAGTCGGGAAAGCAGCAGCTAGTAAAGTAGCCTCTTCTTCTGGAACTCCTGGTGCTTTAACTAAAGAAGTTGCAGAACTTGTTGCGTCAGGTACAAATAAGCCTGGAAAATTAGGTTTAGCTGCCTTGGGTGCTGCTATTGGTGGTGGCGCATTTGGTTATTCAAGAAGTAGAAGAAGACGCTAAATCGGTAGACCATTTCACATCATCAATATAAAAAGAAGATATTGATTCTTTCTTTGATGAAAAAAAATCTGTTGTAAATACAACTCTGTTAATTTGATATTGTTTTATTTTTTGCATGCACCAAGCACACGGCTTAGATATTGCATATTTGCTATCGCTATTTAATCTTGCTATATACAAAGTTGCACCATCTGTTTCAGACGCAATGCTCATAGCCGCTATTTCTGCGTGAGTTGAAAATCTATTTGGCGGTGTTCTTGGTGAAACTCTGGTGATATTTGGTGACCCACCCAGAACACGTCCAGATTTAACTACTAATGCACCGACCCTAAATCTGTTATCTGATGTCCTAGCTATTTTAGAAGCCGCAGATATAAACGATGCATCTTTGTTTGAAATACAATCATCACTGGTGAAAACGTAATCCTCATATGGATCATATACTTTTTTAAAAAAATTTTTAGTTACCATGGCAGCGTGTTGAATTATATCAGCCTACTTGCAAATGGGCAACTCCAATGCTACTATATTATAAAATCAAAAAGAGGATTTATGACTAATTATTGGCTTTCAAGCGTTAATTATCAGCTTAAAAAAATGAAAGATATTGAAGAAGCTAAAAGAAAAAATCATTCTATGGATATGTCCAAGATGAAGATGGCAGCTGCAGAAAGGGAATTTGCTAATGCTTTGCTGTCTATAGCCCAAAAATATGGAAAGCTTTCTGATAACGATGGCAATGGGATATGGGTTGGTTATGTTTCCGAAGACGAAAATGACAACTATGATATTGGTGTTCGCTGTGAAAACTGTGTTCTTCACGAATCTGATTCAGTGTGTAAAATAATAAAACAAAGAATTGAACCAGGCGGACACTGTAGACTGGCTGCTATCCCAGATGGATTAGTGGGAATGTCTTCTGAAGATCCACAAGATGAAGAAGATTAAATTAAATATCGTTACTATATAATACATGCCTGAGCTTTCTTTTCCAGCATCTCCAACCGTAGGTAATACTTATGTATCTGGAGCTAGAGTATGGACTTGGAATGGCAGCAAATGGGTTGTGCAGGCGAATGGGTCGGTATCATCAACTACCATAGCTGATGGAACCGTAACGGAATCCAAATTGGCTAATGGGGCTGTCTCCACTGCTAAATTAGCCGCTAATGCAGTAACATCTTCTGAATTAGCTTCAAGCTCTGTAACATCGACTCAACTGTCTACAGATTCAGTAACTGAATTAAAAATTTCTAATTCTGCGATTACTGAAAATAAAATATCTAATTCAGCCGTTACATCAGTTAAAATATCCAATAGTTCAGTAGCCACAGAAAAAATAGTCGATGGTGCCGTAAGTACCGACAAGCTTGCAGCAAATGCTGTAACATCAGCGAAGTTGGCAGATTCGTCAGTTACATCTGTTAAGCTAGCAGCAAACGCACTACCACAATCGCTGGGCAATACTGCTAGTGTTCAGTTTAAAGATATTGTTTTAACTCGGAAACCTTACAGTACAAGGAACTACAACCACAGTTAACTCTAACACTTCTTCTATAAATGATAGCACTCTTACATTAAATGCAAATACAACTGGCGCACCAAATCTTAATGCTTCTCTTAAGGTTGAAAGAGGAACATCAAACGATGTGTTTATTCGCTGGAATGAAACAAAAGATGTTTGGGAAATAACAAATGACGGAACAAACTATTTCAAAATAAATGTAGATAATGTTAATGTAAAAGACTTTGGTGCAACAGGAGATGGTGTAACCGATGATTCAACTGCGTTTTCAAACGCAGCAAAGTTTAAAACTGGAGCAGTTACATTTACGGACAATAGCATTCAAAGAGCTAACGGAGTTTTTGTTTACGTTCCAGAAGGAACTTATTCTCTTGGTAGCTTGGTGGATACTGGTGGTAGAGAAGTTATTTGGGTCCTAGAAAGAACAGCTGTTGTACTTAATGTAAACAATATTAACGGTAAGATACTAAGACCTGGTCAAAGAATATCTGGTATTCCATTTGGAACAGATGATAATGCAGTTGGCTTTGCGGTAAGACTCTACCCAGACAATTACGATCATAATATCGGCGCAGAAATACTTAGCGTATTAAATGAAGCTGACCTCGCAGTTTACACGGATAGAGATGCAGTATCGCTTTTTGCCGACATACTTGGTCCAGCTCCAACACTAACTTTGACTAACGCAACATATACAGCTACAACTGTCATTCCAGCCACAGCAATTTCTTCTGATAATCTTAAGAAATTAAGAGTCGGAATGATTATAGATACAAACCATGCCACTAAATATAGCGGTTTTATTACTGGATGGGCAGCTAACGGAACTTCTATAACAGTTGAAGGTTGGTACTTAGCAAATGGTACTGGACAGGGTGCATCTACCCCATCTGGAACTGCAACTGCATATGTTAATCCAATAACAAAGATATGGGCTCACAACGCAAATGTGCTTCTTGATGGTAGTTCGCACGCTACCGCTGCAACTGGATTTGAGCTTGGAATTGTAGATAACAAATCTGCATCTACTGCAGCAGTTGGTGGATCTCACTATACTTGGGGCTTTGATGCAGTTAATCTTGGACTTGGAAAAGTACAGGCCTTCTTTATTGCAAGAGGATCTGGATTCGTTGGATTAAGGGTTGATAACGCAGACAATGCCCTGTATTACAGAGGTACTGGTAATGTTATTCAATCGATTAGAGGTAACGAAACATCTGTTTTGATAAGATCAGATGGAACAATGGAACTTGGTCGACAAGACACAGCTGCAACATGGTATATGGATATACATACTTCTGGAAATAATGAGTCAGTCAACGATTATGACGCAAGAATACAAGTTACAGGCGGCAGTGCTACGGATGGATCGGCTAACATAACATTCTTTGCCACAAACACAGATACTCAAACCTTAAGGCCAAGAGCCGATAACAGTTACGCCTTAGGTGGAGCAGCAAGAAGATGGACGCAGTTATTTGCTGCAACAACTACCATAAGCACTTCGGACGAAAGGCAGAAGCAACAAATACTCCCAATTGATGAAACCATACTAAATGCTTGGGCTGATGTTCAATATGTGAAATATAAATTCAATGATTCAGTAGAACAAAAAGGCGCAAATGCAAGATGGCATTTTGGTTTGATAGCTCAAAGAATAAAAGAAGTATTTGAAAATCATGGCTTAGATCCATTTGCTTACGGTATACTGTGTTACGATGAATGGGAATCTGAAGACGGAATTGAAGCTGGAAACCGATATGGTATCAGATACGAAGAAGCTTTAGCTCTTGAGTGCGCCTATTTGAGACACAAAATAAATCAACTGTAAGGATAAAATGAAAGTTTGGATTGATCAAGATCTTTGTACTGGCGACGGACTTTGTGCGGAATTGGCACCGAATGTTTTCGTAATGCATACAGATGGTCTTGCTTATGTGAAAGATCCATCGTGGCCAAATCTTATGGGACCAGACGGTAAGGGAAGTGAGCCTAAATTAAAGATGGCCGAAACTGCTAGCTTTCCAGACTCAATGCTTGATGATGTAATACAAGCAGCTGAAGACTGTCCTGGAGAATGTATTTTTATAGAGGAATAATGCTAGATATAAATGACTATCAAAAAAGAGCTTCTTTCACAGCTCAGTATCCAAAAGAAAAAGCTGTTGAATACTTATGCCTTGGCCTTTGTTCTGAAGCTGGTGAAGTAGCCGGCAAATTAAAAAAAGTCATTAGAGACAATAACTCTCATTTATCAGAAACTAAAAAATACGAAATTGCCAGTGAACTAGGCGATGTTTTATGGTATATATCTCAGCTTTCTTTGGAGCTAAATATTCCCCTGGATGTTGTAGCCCATGAAAATTTAGTTAAGCTTTACGATAGAAAATCAAGAAATGCTATAGGCGGCAGCGGAGATTCTAGATAGCGTTTTAAAATATTGATTGGTTACTATACCCCTGAATCACCTTTGGGGGTCGTATGGAGCAATTAAAAAATATTCTATTAAGAATACTTGCCACATTTGCAGCTAGTGGCCTTGGCGTGATTGGAGCTGGAACAATTGCTGGTGTTCCAATTTGGAAAGCGGTTTTTATGGCTGGCATTGCTGGTGTTGCAACAGTGGTTGAAGGACTCTCAAGGGCATTTTTGGATGATGGTAAGCTTTCTGTTGCAGAAATAAATGCCGTATTTAATAAAGTAGACAAGAAGGCAAAGAAAGCATCTGATGCCGAATGAAAAAAATAGTAATAGCGGCAGTGGCTATTTTAGTTTTATCTGGCTGTGGATACGAAGGAAGATATCGCTACGAATGTCAAGATCCAGAAAACTGGGACAATGATGATTGCTATCCACCAGTATGCCTAGTAGATGGAATGTGTACCGAAACCTTATTGGGATTCGATCCAAGAGAAGTAACGCAAACAACACAAGAGGTTCAAAAATGAAAAAAAGACTTAGCCCAGAAGAGCTTGATGCACGTCTGAAATTTGTAGTTGGCTGTGTACTTGCAGGAGTTCTTACAATTACAACTTGTGGAGTTCTTTACGCACTAGTGTTTGTTACCCAACCAATAGGTGCTCAAGCAGAAAATGATAAGATGTTTTTCGGCGTGCTTTCTAGCGTTGCGACATTTATAACTGGAACATTAGCTGGTCTTATGATTTCAACAGGAAGAAATAAAGAAGAGAATGAAGAAACAGGTGATGATCAATAAACTTTCTTTAATGGAGAAAAGTTTATTTTTTGCTAAAGTAAGCGCAATAGCCTATAAAGATCCTGAAGAAGCAAAAAGGATCTATAAAGAACTTCGGTTTTTCTGCTTCCTATTTTGATTGCGATGGAGCAGAAGCCTATCTTCTTGAAAATAATGATGAATTGATTCTAGCCTGCAGGGGCACGGAACCAAACGAGCTTCAAGATATTGTTCATGATATCAAAATTAAAATGGTTCCAAGTAGTTCTGGCTTTGGAAAAGTTCATGAAGGATTTAAAGAAGCACTAGATAAAATCTGGCCCAATGTGGTTAATCAAATCAAAAACGCTAGAGGAATTAAATTCGTATATTTTACTGGTCATAGTCTTGGTGCAGCTATGGCGACTCTTGCTGCGGTGAGAACCGCTCGATTACCTTTCTTCCCGAAGGTTTGCGGTTTGTATACCTATGGCAGTCCAAAAGTTGGAGACAAAAAATATATTAGACTTATAAATGATTTAGCTATACCACATTACAGATGGGTTAATAATGTAGATATAGTTACAAGAATTCCACTTTGGCCTTATAGGCATCATGCAAAGTCTTTTTATATGAATCATAACGGAAAAGTTAAGAATCTAACACCACTGCAGATGTTTGTAGATAGAATCAAAGGTGCCGTTATCGGTCTAAAACGCGGTAAAATAAACTATTTTGTTAACCACGGATCTCAAAAGTATATATATAATATAGAAAAAAATCTTTGATTCTAAGAGTATTATTTTTTAAATAACTTACTCCAAAAGCTTTTCTTTTTATTACAGGAGCAAGTAAGTTTTTCATGACAGTTGCACTTGCAAGTTGTATCTCTTTTATCTTTGCAGCATTTCTTCATTGTTTTCCCTCCAGTACCATTGATTATTTAGTTCTGTATCATAAATATATTCTTGCGGATTTTCTTGATCATATATATTTGGTTCCATAACTTTAATTATAGTAACCGTTTTATAGAGTATAATGAACCCAGCCAGTTATTATGTATTTTAATTCATTAGGCGCAACTACTCCGTGATGCATGTGAGTCCAGTGAGCTGGCCATACATATATGTCTCCTGCTATTGGTTGAGCGGTAAAATTTTGATAAACAAAATGAGTTCCACCGCCTTCTTTAATTGTATTTAAATATACCATCCACGCAAATACTCTATTTAAAAATTG